ATAATAAATAAAGTTCTCAGCAAGTATCTCAAATTCTTCTTCGAGACGTTTTCTGTCATATAAAACTTTTTTCGTTGGTGACCAAACAGCGATTCTATCATTTACTATCTGATAGAAATCTTTGTCTGTACTCATGATTGTTATTCTTGAATTGTTCAGTACTTGCTTTGAAATATAAGCCATTGTGTCATCAGCTTCTATATTCTCCATTGTTATAACTGTAACCGGCAGACAGTCTAGATACTCAATTAAGCGCCTAAACTGTCTGCGCATGTTTTCAGATTCACTTTCATCAGTCAAACCTTCAACCCTGTTAGGTCTTTTCAAAGGTTTTCTTCCTGCTTTGTATTCTGGGAATATTTTCTTTCTTCTTGCTGATCCACCTTTTCCATCGAAAGTTATGATAACTCTTGTTGGCATTATCGTTCTTACAGCCAAACCTACTGTTTGTAAGAATCCAACAATACCACCTATGTGTTGTCCATCTGCATTAGTAGCTGGTGATGCGGCCCACGTCCTGATAAAATTGTTTAAGCCGTCAATTATCAGGACGTGTTCATTTAAGCCGCTTTCAGTAGAAACCTGCTTCCCGATATCAGATAATATTTCTCTGTATCTTTTACGCAAGGTCACCATCCACAACTTCGTCTGTAAACTCGACATCATCAATGCCTCGTTTATCTTCGTAAGTCAGAATGCTAGCTTCACAGATCTTATCATACAGATAGTCTTTAAGCCCTTCGTTTTCTGCGAGTTTCTCTTTGAAGTCCTTTGATAAGAACTTTATAGGTTTGCCGTCATAGTCAATTGTATACCAGGCACCTGCTGTTTGAGCAATTTTTAGATTCTTTAATTGCGTTAACCAGCCGCCTTCATCATCAATACCTCTATCAAAATACATTTCATAGTCTGAAATTCTTAATGGAGGACCAATTCTGTTTTTAACTATTTTTGCACGACATTTGTGTCCGATTACATTTCCTTCTTTATCTTTAATCATTCCCATATTTGATAATCTAATACGTGTTGAAGCGTGAAATGGCAAAGCCAAGCCACCACTCGTTGTATATGGATCACCAAACATAACGCCCATCTTCTGTCTTAATTGATTAGTAAACACTAAACTGATTTTATGCCTTCCAATCATTTGTGTAATCTTTCTCATAGCCTTGGAGATAATAATCGCTTTTGAAGTAGCCCATCCGTCTTTATCATAATCAGACGACATTTCAACCTTAGTAGAAGCAGCTGCAAGACTGTCAACAAGTATAGTTATATGTTTGTCTTTGCTAGATTCTCTTACTTTAGTTACAATGTCTTCAATACCTTGAAATATATCTTCAACAGTTTCCATGTGAAGATACAGGATATTTTTTGTATCAGCGCCTATTGCATCTAAAAACTCCTTGCTAACTGAAGTTTCTGTATCAATATAGATTCCAATACCACCTTTTTTCTGTGTCTCGGCAAGAATATGTGCACCAAGCAATGATTTTCCGGAAGCCTGGAGACCATTAATCTCTGTTATTCTTCCCACTGCTATTCCACCATTCGGTCTGTTTGATATTGCCAAGTCTAATAAAGATGATCCTGTAGATATAAAGTCTTTTATGTCTGTTGGTGTATCGTCGGAACCGTCTAAGAAAAAAGCAACTTTTTGTCCTTTAATCTTAGAGTTTAGACTCTCTGCTAGCTCGCTAGCAAGGACATCACGTCTCTCGCTCATAACTTTCTCCTACTTTTTATGAATTAAATAGATCGTCAAAAGCAGCTGATACATCTTCTACTGCAGCTGGTTTAGCATTTTTTGCAGGATCAGTGACTTCTACTTCATCATCACCTTCCTGGCTTAACCAACCTTCAAGAGCCTTTTGAAGATCATCATATTCCATCTCTCTATAGATGTCTGTGATATTCTTCTGAGTATCTTTTATAGTACTTAGTATGTCAGCATTTTCTGTCATTGGGGTTTGATTCGGTTTAACACGAATCGTAGTCATTGGAAAAGAACGTCCTGTCTCTTCACTTGTCTTGAACTCTACAACAATATCACGACCGTTTACAGGGTCTGTAATATCACCATAGTCAGGATCAGCGATTACAGAAAGTAGTTCTTGATAGACCATTTTACCGAAGCCCCAGAATTTTACGCCTTCATTCTCTTCACCTCTTACGATGACAGGTGCAAAAGTACGCATCTTAGCTTCGATCTTTTTACCTAGCTTATAGTCTTCTTTATTACCAGAAGTTTTAAGCTTAGTAGCAAACTCCTCAATTGGGTCTGGTCTTCCAAATGAGATAGGTGAAAGATAGTTCTTTTCGCCCATGTCATAATGAAAATACAACTCAATAAACGGATTGTCCTTATTAAATTTGTAAGGGACAATTCTTACTTGAGTTTTACCAGGTGAGGGTTTCCAAAGATTCGATGTTCTTTGGTTTGATGTTTGTAGTTCAGATAACCTTGATTTTATTACAGATAAATCCATTATCATTACTCCTTAGTTTATTTGTTATTAGTTAATCCTTTAATATATATAAAGCTAAAATCTCAAAAGTTAGTTTTATATATATTATTTTAATTTTTATTTTTTAATTTTTGTTTTATCTTTTTTATTGTTTACTAAGCCTAATTTTTTTAAAAAATCTTCTTGAGTTTTTCTAAAAGAACCTTTCTTAGGTGGCCATTCAATTTTTTTCATTTTTTTCATTATATTTTTTAAATATAAAAGCCTGTGCTTGTCCAGCCTCCTCCTGTTTCTTCACTTTCTTCTTGATTAGCAGCTTTAGAATAGCTACCCATAAAGCCAGCAGGATTGCTCATTTTTCCTGTCTCAAGATTTACTGAAATTTCTTTATTCACGGCCAGATCTCTTATGGTCCAGTTAGGAAAAGTAGACTTTAAATCTCCATTTCCAAGAGCCCAACCCATATCTTTTCCATAAGCATACTCAAAAGTACTCTTACTGTCCCAGGGCTTGCCTAACCTGACAGCTTTGTCTATAGCTTTCCTCGCATCATCATAACTATCAAATCCACCGTTCTTATCAACAACTTGCTTAACTTGTTTAGCAATCTTTGTAAGTACAGGATCAAAGCTTTTTCTACTCCATGCTTTTTCTACTCCTGATCTTTTGACCCAAGCGACATCAATATCATCAGCATATGACACATCAAAACCGTACTTCTTTGCGATCCTTATTTGTTCAGGTGATGCTTCTTCTTTTATAATTTGTCTTTTAATATAATTCTCTTGAATTCTTTTAAAAGATCCTTTTTTCGGTTTCCAGTCAAATTTTTTCATTACAAACTCCAAGTTAATATACTAATAATTATCTCTTAAACGTATTTTTAATATAAGTTATTATATCGTGCTCTGGCTCCCATCCTAAAATCTCTTGAGCTTTTGTATCAACGTTTAATGTTTCTCTCATTTCACCAGGATATGCTGGTAAATATTCTACATCCATCTCTTCGAATGCATCTACTAGTTCATTTATAGAATAATTCACTCCTCTTCCTAGCTCGAATGTCTCACCGCTAACTTCAGCTGGGAGATCTTCACACAGCTTATAACCGCATCTTATCAGTCCTTGCACGATATCTTGAACATGTGTAAAGTCTCTTCTCTGTTCTCCGTCACCTGTAACAGTGAGTGTCTGATTATTTTTCCACTGTCTTTCAAAAATTCCTAGTACATTACAATAGTCTCCTTCAGTAGCTTGATGTGGACCGTAAACATTATAAAATCTGCATATAGCAACACGCTGGTTAAACACTTTATAATATAAGTTACATATTTGTTCACCTTGCCACTTTGTAAATGTGTACGGATTTGCATGTAAGTCACCGTGTGCAGAAGAAGATCCCGCATACACAACTGGTATATTTTTTCTTCTAGCATATTCTAAAATATTTTGTGTTCCTAACACATTTGCTTCAAATGATGCCTGAGGGTCTTTAAACGAAGGCTGTATTCTTGCACGTGCACCAATATGAAAAATTAAGTCGGCATCTTCTAAAAATTCATTATAAGCTTTTACTTCTGAAATATCTGCGTTATAATAAATACATCCAGACTGTTCATTTAATTTTGTGCCTGTATTGTAATTGTCTATCGATACAACTTGATGATGTTCATTTTTTATTAATTCTTTTATTAAATTTGTGCC